CTAATTATAACGTTCCCATTGTTTATGACATTACGCACTCCGTTCAAAAACCCGGAGGTATGGGCACTAGCAGTGGCGGTAATCGTGAGTATGTGCCTGGCTTGGCTCGTGCTGCATCTGCAATGGGTGTGACGAACTTCTTCTTAGAAGTTCACAAGGATCCTGATAACGCACCGAGCGATGGGCCGAATGCATTACATTTAAAAGATTTCAAAACAGTTGTCGCAGACATTGTTAAATATTCTTATACAGGTTAGGAAGATGGTTAATGGTATTCGACAAATCAAAAGAAACTAAAGAACAACGTAAAGCACGAAAAGCACAGCATCGCGCAGCAGAAGAAGCACGTAAACTTGCTACAGCAGTACAAACAGCAGACACTAACGTAGAAATAAATGTTCTTTGTGTTCGTTTTGGTAATAAGTATGGTCAAGATTATGTTGTAAAATTAAGAAATATGGTAGAGCGGCATTTAAACGTTCCTTACAAGTTTTGGTGTTTAACTGACGATCCTAAACCTTTAGAAGGTGTTACTAATATTTTAAGATCTAATCAAGGATATAAAAAAGGATGGTGGCATAAAGTACATATGTTTGCTCCTGATATTCCAATTTCAGGAAGAATATTATATATGGACCTTGATGTTGTGATACATAATAATATAGATAAATTAGCAACTATGTGGAGAGATGATTTCGTAGGTATTAGAGATTTTAACAGAAAGTTTCATCCAGGATATAGATACTTAAATAGTTCAGTTATGGCTTGGAATACAGGTACACAGAATTATATATACGAAAACTTTAAGGCAAATCCAGATAATGCAATGCGTATGGCAGGTGATCAAGACTGGACTTGGGCACAGGCGAAGAAAGTAATAAAGTTTTGGCCAGATAAATGGATACAAAGTTATAAGTGGGAAATTAGGTCAAGACAAGAACTAGGAATGGCACACGGAGTAAGACAGTTTAAAACTGATAGGGATGATGTTAAAACAGATCCAGAATGTTGTATTGCTGTTTTCCACGGCGAGCCTAATCCTTCACAATGCAGAGATACATTTGTATTGGATAATTGGAAATGAAACAAGATACATTTATAAAAGAATATCACAATGCGTTTGATGAAGCATATTGTAAAAAAGCAATAGAAGTTTTTGAGATGTTTCATTCTCAAAGGATGACTATTGAGCAAAACAATATCAAGAAAAATCAAGACGACAGAGTAATGTATGATTGGGCGCCAGGCAATGGCATTCAGTATTACGATCATCAGTTCTGTCAACACTTTTTTCAAACGATTCACAAGTACTACGATCAGTATGTCGGAGAGTATGATATATTAGAAACTGTAGAAGGGCACAGTCCAAAAGGAATGTGTATTCAGAGAACAGGTCCTAAACAAGGATACCACGTTTGGCACGTTGAAGATGGAGGATTAGCAAGTTGTAATAGACTAGTTGCTTATACACTCTATCTTAATGATGTAGATGAAGGTGGTGAAACAGAATACTTATATCAGGGTGTAAAAGTAAAACCTGAAGAAGGTAAGTTAGTATTTTGGCCTGCTGGATATACTCATCCGCATAGAGGAAATCCTATCTACGATGGATACAAATATATTATAACTGGATGGTATACTTATGACTCGTAGATTTATATTCGACGTAGACGGAACACTCACACCTAGTAGACAGGAAATGGATCCTGAGTTCCAACGTTGGTTCACTAGTTTCCAAGAACATAATTTTACATATCTTGTTACAGGTAGTGATAGACTTAAAACTCTCGAACAAGTAGGTAATATAGTATACAACTTTGCTAACAGAGTATACAACTGTTCCGGCAGTGATGTTTGGGAACAAGACAAAAATGTATATACTAGTGAGTGGACACTTCCTGAAAAAGAAACTAAATTTTTAACACAGTGTATGACTGAAAGCGAATTTGTTTTACGCACAGGTTTACACTTTGAGCATCGCCCTGGTATGTGTAACTTTTCAGTTGTAGGACGTAATGCAACACTAGGTGAAAGAAAATTATACGTAGAACACGATGTAAGAATAGATGAACGCAATAGAATAGCAAAAGCATTTAATATAATGTTTCCAGACTGCAAAGCAGTAGTTGGAGGCGAAACAGGCATTGACATATTTCCAAAAGGCTGCGATAAATCCCAAATACTTAGAGATTTTGATCCTAAAGACGAATTACATTTTTTTGGAGATGCTATGCATCCTGAAGGAAATGATTATCCATTAAAGAAAGAAATCATTGACAAAGACCTCGGACTTTGTTATAATATTAGAAACTGGGAAGAAACGTGGAAAATACTAAGAAAAGAATAGGCTTTGCCTGCAAATATATGCACCCTGATCAAACTCAGAAGAAGAAACTTCTTGAGGAGATTCAGCGTCCACTTAACACACGTTCAACAACTGTTGCTTGGTTAAACAGACAAACACGTGAAGTTGCTGAACAGCGTCTGTGGGATATTATGGTTCACAATATACAGAGTTATTGGAACCTTATCAACTATGTAGGAGGACTACCGAATGAACTTAGAATGGTTAGGTTGGGAAGTGACGTCCTACCTGTTTATACTCAGCGTGATTGGAGTTACTTCTGGCGCAAGCCTGATGTACGACAATATTGTGAAACCAACTTTGCTCACGTCGGCGCAAAGGCTCGTGAACTGGATGTTAGGGTGTCTATGCATCCTGGTCAGTTTACTGTACTTGCGTCAGATAATCCTGATATCGTAGAGAGGAGCATAGAAGAATTTGAATATCACACCGATGTCTTCCGCTGGATGGGTTACGGTCAATCATTTCAAGATGCGAAATGCAATGTGCATATCTCCGGTCGAAAAGGCCCACAAGGCATCATTGATGTATTACCGAGACTCTCGCCAGAAGCACGAAACACAATCACGATCGAGAACGACGAAATGTCGTGGGGAATCGACGCAAGCCTTGAACTTGCAGACCACCTTGCCCTCGTTCTTGACATACACCATCACTGGGTCAATAGTGGAGAATACATTCAACCCACCGACGATAGATTTGCTCGCATAGTAGATAGTTGGCGTGGTGTTCGTCCTGTCATACACTATTCAGTATCACGTGAAGATGTTCTTGTTGACCACGATCCTAACGTAATGCCAGATATGGAAAAGTTGCTTGAACAAGGATACAAGAAACAGAAACTGAGAGCGCATTCAGACTTTATGTGGAACAATGCTGTTAACGACTGGGCATTACAGTTCAATGACTACGCAGATATTATGGTAGAGTCGAAGGCTAAAAACCTTGCTAGTATTGCTCTTTACGAATCTATATAACCTTCTAGTGCTATAACAGCATCGATCATTTCAACTGGAAACCTAAGTATCAAATGAGCTCTATCTGTTTCTCCGTTATTGATTACAGAGTGTTCTAGTTTTGTATTAAGAATATATACGCTGCCATCTGCATCCATAGTTTTTTGTTTTCCGTCTACAGTAAAAATAAAATTACTATCTGAAATAACAGGTATGTGAATTTTATAAAAGTTGTGATAGTCTATGTGCGTACCTAGAGATGATCTAGGAGGCATAACTGTCAACGCTGTTCCTTCTGCCATATAAAAATGATTTTTAATTAGATTAACATAACCGAAATTAAGTTTTGTTTCTTTGAAATATAGATTTCTATTTTTAGTTGTATCGTAAGGAGCATTTGGAATTGTTATATCATCGAAGTCGGTATCAATCTGCCAACCATATATATTTTTTATGTTATATCCTTCTCCAATAGCAAAGTTACAGTCTCGCCAATCCACAATACCGCTATGCCAACGTAAATCGTCGTGCTCTAACTTTACTGTATTATAATAATCTTTAAGTTTGTGAATATTTACAGTTGTGTTTAGTTTGATTATATCGAATGTCATCGTATATAATTATGCCAACTGCTGTGTTTAATTTTTAATTGAAGTAATTCTTTGTTTTTGATGAGATCATAGTAGGTAGGTTTATAAGGCTCACGCCTTGGTTTGGGATATAACGAATTGCCTTTCGATATATTACAGGGCGAACACGCTGTAACACAGTTCTCCCATCCATTCTTGCCGCCCCGACTGACAGGGATAACGTGATCAACAGTGCATTTATTCCTATGAGGTAATTGTTCATCGCAGTATTGGCAGGTGAATTGATCTCTTAAAAATAAGTTGTATTTTGAAAATCTTACTTTGGTGTTTTTCTTTACATAGTCTTTTACTATAACAACTGCCGGCACTTTTGTTTCCCAACTAGGTGAACTAATAATCCAGTCATCATACCACTCTAAAACGGTTACACGTTCTAAAACTAATTGTTTAATAGATTCTTGCCAAGAAATTGTGCTTAATGGTAGTATAGAATATGGTCTGGCATCAGCATTTAATACAAGGGTGTCCACTGTTTTCCTCTTTTCCAAGTCCGACACTAATATTTATAATAAATACTCTTGATGTTAAAAGAACTGAAAGATATTATTGTAGAAGCAGATACTAAACGTGCTGTGCTTGTTCTTAATCCACTTCCATATGGCAGAGATGCATTAGAACCAGTAATGAGCAAAGATAGTGTTGACTTACACTATGGAAAACTTTCCAAAGGATATGTTGATCGCTATAATAATAAAGAAGGTGACGATTCTTTTAACTTCGGTGGCGCACATTTGCACAATTTATATTGGGCACACTTGCAGCCTCCAGTATCAGGAAATACACCATCAGGTGCATCACTGGAATTGATCGATAAAAAATTTGGATCCTTTCAAAAATTTAAAGAAAAATTTGTAGATACCGCTAAAAAATTACAAGGAAGTGGTTGGGTATATATGGATATCAAAGGCAAGGTTGATACCATTGCAAATCAGGACTTTAAACCAGGAACACAAATTATAATGTTAGTTGATATGTGGGAACATAGTTACTTACTTGACAAAACCAAAGACAAGTATTTGAACGATATATGGCGCATTATAAATTGGTCAATAGTAAACGATAGAATTCAAGGAGAATAAAATGTTAAAGTGGCTTAAAAATATTTTCACGCCTGCAGAAACTGAAGCACCGTTGGTGCTTGATAAACCTGTTGTGTGGAAAAAAGCAGAACTAGCGAAATGGACGAAGAAAGATCTAGAACATCTAGGTAGAGAACACGGCATTGAGTTAGATAGACGATTAACTAAAGCAAAATTAGTTGATCAAGTTTGGAAAGAAGTTAAACCTAAAAAATAAGGAGACAGGTATGTTAGACAAATTTAAGGGATGGGTAGCAAAAGCATTTCAAGAAAGAACATCTTGGGATGGTGCAGTTTTAATTGCATTTGGTATTATTGTATTAATTGCAAAACCTTTAGCAGGTTTATTGGCATATGCTGCTATTGCTTATGGCGCTTGGACTATTTGGAAGAGTGAATAGTTGAATGCCACAAGTAGTAAATCTTACAGATTCTGCAGTTAAGCATATGGAAGG